CACGGTGAACTGGTTCGGCTTGCGGATTTTGAGAGTGTCGCCGATGCGAGCACCGCTCTGGGCGAAGCTGCTGTCGTAGTCGCGAGTGATCGTGCCGACGAAGTTGAGCTTCTGGTGGAGAATGCGCAGCGCCTCACGGGTCACTGCGGTCGGAGTGAGAATCGTATTCGCCATTGAAGTAATCCATCTGAGGGACTCGACGCCTCACGGCGTGGAATCTGGGTTGAGAGTTAGCGGCGGCGTGCTTCGCGAAGTTGCTTGTTGCGGCGTCTCGCCCACTCTTCGGCGCTCAGCTTATCTGATAGCGCACCGTCGGCATGGGCCAGCTTGGCCGCACCTGTGACGCGGCTTTCCGGGCCTGTTACCGGTCGTTTACGCTCCATCTTCGCCTGTCCTTCGAGTCGAGCTGCTGCAAAAGCAAATTCGATTGGGTCGTTGATCGAGGCGAGAGCCTTCAGCTTTTCCGGATGCTTGCCGAGCGCATAGACAAACTGCGCCTTGTTCTCGGCTCCGTGAATGAGAATTGCCAACTGCGCCTGGTTCAATGCCCCGAGCACTTCGGCCTCGGCGTCGTCGAAGTCTTTGACCGGAAGCGATTGCTTCTGTTCGGCAAAGGCAGCGACTTTCGCCTGGTATTTCTCACGCGCGGCAGCCTGTTGCTTTTCAGCTTCAGACTTTGTTGCCTCCTCCGCTTGCACACGTCCGTGCCATTCAATGATCTTGTCGGCTAACTTATCTTCGTCGCCGTCAATGCCATCATCCCAAAGGGTTGGCTTTGGACCCGCTTGGGGGACTTTGGGCGCTGTCTGCTGTTTGAGAGCATCGCGCTCGCGGACCACTTCGCGGTATTGCTTTCGGAGGTTCCGTAAAACTTCGGAATCTCGTTCCTCTGAGGCTGGCGCGGCCTCGTCGCCGAACGAAACGATGACTTCTTCGTCATCAATGCTTTCCGGTTCGGTTTCCGCCTCGCTTTCTGAGGAAGGTTCGACTTCCTCCGTCAATTCGAGAACTTCATCCTCTGCGGTTGGCGTTTCGCCCTGCATTTCTGCCATAAAGACCCTTCTCTCTCACCGTTGCGGCTGGTGGCTGCCGATTGGCGAAGGGTATCTTGTCAAAAATTATCCTGCCGACTTTCCGAGCGGATGTTGCGCTGCCTTCAGGCGATTTGTGTGCGCGTTCACGGCCTCGATCTGTAGCTTTGTCGGCTCCAGCGCCGTCTGCTGGCGAAGGTTTTCCGTCTCCGCCGCAGTCTTGCCGATGTCAGCTATGGTTTTCACATGCGTTAGGCCCGTAGGTGTGTCGGGAACGGCGTCCGGACCCCCGACGGCATGGGCTTGGGCAACCTTGAGTACCGTATCAGCCTTGCGCTGGTCTACCGATGCCATGAGGTCCTGAGCCTTGGCGGCCGCAAGCTGTTCTTCCGGGCTCGGCTGCTGTTGCGCGGCCTGAAGCTGCTGCGCCATCTCCTGCTTCTCTTCGTCGGTCGGCTGAACCACGCCCATCTGAATGGCGCGCATCCGAATCCACTTCTTGAAGTCGTCAATGCCCTCGCCGTCCATTTCGGAGACAGCGGAAAGGATTGCGCCCTGGGACAGTTGAGCGTCACCAGCCTTCGCGGCGATCTCGGCAATTCCAAGCATCGAACGAACTGTTGCATCGCGGCGCGTCTGTGAGGACGGACCAACGTCCACTACGCAGCGATACGGCCCGTCAAATAGGTTCTGGACGCCGTAGCTCTTGTCGTCATGGATCGCGGGTTGGCCGATGGTGATGTAATCGCGCCCTCCCTGCGTATCGATGGCCTGCATCTTGCGGCCTTCCTCGACATACAAAGCCCCGGCCATACCTTTCCATACGACGCCACACCGGCGAACAGCCTTGGCGAAGCTGTCGAGATAGATGAATGTGCGATCATCAACGCGGGTGTTGACCAGCTCGATTGCTTCAGCAGACGTGTTCGCCGGAACCTCATTCGGTTGCTCCGACGATCCGGTGAGGTCGAGAATATCGGAGCCCGCGATCTGAATGAGCGCCGCAGTGGCTTGGGGAACCTGCGGAGCGGTGACCGAGCCTATCGGTCCAAGGTGCGCGATCGTGCCATCCGGGTTCCTGAGAGCCTTCGCCAGTGCGTAGGGATGGCGTTTGACATTGGCCTCAGCCCACCTCTGCGCAATATTGCCGTCGATCTGCTCCGGATCGAAGATCGGGCGCTCAACCGGGCTTGAGGCTGAAATCTCCGCCAACTGCGAGACCAGAGCGTTATACTGCCGCTGCGGGTCTTTCGCCTTCCTGACGTAACCGGAGCAGCGTTCGATGTTCTGAACCACCTGCCGCTTGGCGATGTAGATGATGATCGGGATATTCGGCCCCGGTATCGGCTCCTCGGCAATCACCTCCTTGCCGGTGAGCGTGTATTTCGTGACCTTCGGCTTCTTGATCGTTCGCTCGCGCTCGACGGTCCACCCTTCGGCCTTCAGTTGCTTCAGCAATTCATCGTCTGGATCGATGAGCGTCTTTTCATCCTGAATGACAGGGTGAGACAAGGTGAACTTCTGCGCCTTGGTGAGATCGACCTCGTAATATTCTCCGATGTAAACCGTGTCCTCGTTGCGCCAGACGAAGCAATCACCGGTATAGACCGGCCAATCCCCGAACGAAGAGATGGCCTTGCCCTCATATTCCTCTTCGTAGGCTTCCTTGCTTACCGGAGTGAGGACGATGCACCACTTCGCATCCGCCTTGTCCTGCCGCTTTGATTCCGGATCGAAATAGACGCGCTGGTCTGCGTCGGTGATCGGCTCGAAATAGATGCGCTGGTAATCGTTGTCGGGGTCGGACTCGTCCTCGTAATCCGGCCGCAGCCGCCACGCACCGATTCCGCCGGCGGTTCCTTCATCATAGGCGTTGTCGAGAGCCTCTTGTCCGCAATCCTCGAAGTCGGCGCGATAGAGGCCGTCCAATGCTTCCGCCGTCTGGTCGTCGCCATCGTCATCGTCTGGACGGAAATCGACGTTGATCCGGTTGTTGCGATAGTCCGAATAGAGCCGTTCAAGCTCTTTCTTGGTCTTGTCGATCTCCAGCTTCGGAGCGTTCTCGAACTGGGTGGACCATTCATCGCTCCATTGAGCGCCACGGATCGCGCAGAAGCGGCGGTCGTCCAGACATTCCCGGCGCTCGTCCTTCTGGACCACCCACACCATGTCCATGCGCTTGACTGCGCGGGCGTGGATTTTCTCTAGCCGGTTGTCCCGGTTGCCATGGGTTTCGGCCATGCTGCGGACTTACGGAGAGAGGTAATGCCGTGCCGAGTTTCCGAGCGTTAGCGTCGAAATCCAGTGACGAGCGAGGGAATGTCAACCGAAGCTGGAGGCGGGGCAGATGTCAGCGCTCGCCTCGCGCCCTCGACCGCATAGCGCAGCGCATCGATCATGTGGTTGTCCTTGTCGGCCAGAACCGCAGTCACTTGGCCGGTGAGGCTGTCCACCTTGTAGCTGTAATGGGTCAGCTCATCGATCACATGGATGCAGCGCGGGTGAACAATGAGATTGTAGCTCTTCAGGAACTCGACGCCCTCCTCAAGAGACCTAGCGCCCTTGATGGCCGATTGTATGCGCGGAAAGCCGTTGCGGCGAAGGTGGCTGATCGTCTCGGGCCGGGATGAATCCGCCGTCATCCAATACTTCTCGGAATCCGGGATCGCCATGAACAGGATCGGCAGATCAACCGTCTCGACGTGAAGCCCCCATGCTTCGTGATCGACGAACAGTTGCTTGCCCTTGAGGTAACAGCGAACAGCGCAACTCGGATCGATGGAGAAGCCGAAGTCTGCTCCCAACCGATACTCAGCTCCAGGATCGCTCTCGAACTCATCGACGATCCAGTTCTTGAACACGCGCGCTTCGGAGTTGCGGCGATACTCACCCTGCCAGACGTGCAGGTATTTGTCGTAATCCTTGGCCCGCGTGTATTCCATGCTCTCCCGAAGCACGCTCGGGAACCATCGGTTGTGCTTGTAGCCGATCTCACGGACGATGCTGTTGGGCGGTGGCTCAAACTTGGCTCTGTCCTCATCCTCCAGATGATTGCCCCGGAACATCGCGTCAACCGGATCGGTTGGCAAATCCGGGTTCCACGTCCAGATCAGCCTTGACCTCTCACGCCGGATGGTCGGCTCTACGGAATCGATGGACGATTGACTGAACGCCTGCGCCTCATCGCCCCAGAATGTCGTTATACCCTCGATCGAGCGAATGCCGTTCGCATTGCCCTTGATGCCCGAGAACAGGAACAGGCTCTCGTTCGGACCGCGTATCTCTGTCTCCGTGCTGGTAAAGGCGGCTCTGACCCCAAGCCTGTCGATCGCGTCGTCCAGCAACCGCTTCGATGAGTCCCTGATGCTCTTCTGGATTTCCCGCCCACACAAGACACGCTCGTGACGGTCGAGAGCCTGGAGAACGAGTGCAGTTGCTACCGTGAAACTTTTGCCGCCGCCACGGCCTCCATACCACGCAACGTGCCTAGCCGGTTTGAACAGGTCCACATAATATGCCGGAAGCTCTAGGGTTGGCAACTCACTCTTCGGCACCCGGAATGCCTTTCAGGATGAAACCGGGAGGCAACGGGTTCTCTGGATCTGAGCCGAGCAGCGTCTTGTCGCGGAAGGCATTGGAGAGCTTGCCGAGATACCAACGCTCAGCATCGAAGGCTAACCGACCCTTGGCTGCGTCGTCAGCCTTCTTGGCATCGGCAACCGCGTCGTCAGCTCGCTTGAGATACCCTGTTTCTCTCGCGCGCGTTATCCGTCCGCTGAAGTCCTTGTCATCATCCATCCACACATGAACTGTGGACCATGCCGGCATCTCAGGATCGCGGCAAATGCTGCTAAGGCTTTCGCCATTAGCGAGCTTGTCGCAGATCGCGTCCGCTGTCTCTTGTGTGAATGGTGTCGGCGCGGACATCACCCAGCCTTCTTCATTGCCGGAACCAGGCCCGCATCGATCATGGCCTGTAATAGCTTGGCCGAGCCTTCGATGGCGTCTTTCCGAGCGTCGAAATCGGTGAGCCTCTTTTCCTTCTGTCGGCAGTTGATCGGCACCACATCCTGAAGCGAACGGTAATGGTAATACACATGCTTGACGGCATAGAACGAGCGGTGAGGGAACAGCTTGAACGTCTCGGCAAGGTTCTTGCGATCCGATACGCAGTGGGAAACGATAGTAAGTTCCCACTCTTCCCATATGTCCGTTCCGCGCATTGAGTGAGCGAGGCGCTTGGCCGCATCAGGCGTGAGCGAAACCTTGACTGGCTTCGGCCCGAACTTCGCATTGCCCTTCATCCCCCGCCCTTTCCGTTACTCAGCGCGATGTCTCGCCAGATATTCCCCGGCAATTCCCCGGTATCTGTCCATGATGAATCCCATTGGTCCACCAGCCAGCGGGAACTTCTCTCCGTCCCCAACGAGATGGTACCAGCGCGGGCGGCGGTTCTCCCAGTCGAACTTCACCTGCTCGACACGAAGCGGCCCATTGCCAGCGACAGCGGAAAGGAATGCCGGTATTTTCACGCGTCGGCCTTCCGGTTCACTTCATCGATCGCCAGTTCCCACAATCTTGCGAGACGTGATTCCTCCCTCCGCTTGCTGTGCATCTGCATCTCAAGCTCGAATATCTCGTCTCTAACCGTGTTCAGCTTCAGCGATACCTCACGTAGGTCGTCCAGTGCGTGTTTCATCTCAGCTTGAGCCCCAGAGTCGGAACGCCGTTGGTATTCAGGAACCAGTGGAGGCCCGAACGAACCTCATACTTGCCGTCGCTGTACGGAATCCGACCAGCCAAGCGATCATTGCCGAGATCGCACCATTCCTGCGGTGTTCGGGTTGGCTGAACTTCTGATTTCGCGAGGCGGTTTCTAGTGGTCATAAGCGCCCTCCAGGAGCTTCGTGAAGGACTTGGGTTGGAGGAGAAAATCGAAGTCTGCTCG